GAAGCTTCCGGGGACGGCCTCCCCGGTGCTGACGTAAAAATGCTCGACCGTCACGAGCACCGCCCTCTGCTGGCTGGTCAGCTCGCGAAACTCGACTCGCATCAGAGCTCCAGCATCACTCTCCGCGGATGACTCGCACCGCCGCCACCCATCCGCGCGTGAAACAATCGCCGCAGTGCGGCTGAGAGTCGTGCTCGAGGATGGCGGCGCGGTCACGGCCCGGGTCGAGCGCAGCAGCCTCGACACGCTCGCGCAAGGATGCGAGCTCGTCCTCCGTCTCTGGCTCTGGATCAACCGTCCGCTTCTTCTTTCGGCCCCGGTTCGACAGCTCCAGATCGCGCTCGGGAATCTCGAGAGTCTCCGGCTCGATGCTCATCGGTGCGTCCCTCCGTTCACCCGCTTCGGTCGCTTGTCGGCAAGGAAGCTCGCCCGGGCCGCCGCGAGGTTTCGCCGCATCGCTGCGATCTCCGCCGACTGTTTATCATCCGAGGGTGGCTCGTCGTCGTCCTCTTCGGGTGGCGCTGTTGGCGCGCTCTGGAACTGACCGTTCTGGTTCGTCCGCCTCGGGTCGCTGTCGAGCACGAGACCGAGCTTGTCGAGGATCTTGTTGGATTTGGCGATCTCGTCGAGCACCGTCTTCGGATTGTAGCCCCTCTCTCGAAGCACTTCCGGCAAGCTGACGATCCCGGATCGGATGTTGCGCGCGTAGGCGAGCCCTTCGGCAGACGGATCGATCATCGGCGGAGGGGGGGCCGTCCACTCCGTCCTCGCGTCGATGCCCGCCATACCGAAGACCGCAGCGACTTGCACGAACCATCTCCACGCTGGCTCGCAAAACTGCGGGATGAGCGTCTGCCATCGCCAATCTTCGACTCGGGACCAGTGCCGAAGCCGCGACATGCGCGCAGCGGAGAACGGCATGTTCGTATTATGGGAACAGAGGCCTTCGGTGATGACGGTGTGTGTCGTGGTCGCAAGAGTCACGACAGGACCGCGCCCGCATCTCTCGGCAGAGAGAACCACCGCGTGACTCTGCTGTCCGCGCTTTCCTTTGCCACCAGACATCGCCCTCCCATCGTAGATGTTGGCTGCTTTTTCCAGTAGTCGAGTGGGGCGCACCTCTCCGAGGAACCGGAGGCACTTGGCCGTACCGGACAGCTCCCAGGATACGGTCGACCCAGCGCTCCCACGCAAGACGGGTGCGAACCCGAGCAAAGATAGGGCCGCTCCGATCTCATCGCACACAGGCCCAGGATTCTGAGAAATGTTGATATGCGCTGAATTCTTATCGACACAGCCCTCGCCATCCGCGATCCCCTTGAGATAGCCGTGAACATGCGAACGGCCTTCTTCCCAGGGTTCCGCCAGGAAGGCGATCTCGTCTCCAGGCTTCATGTTCCTCGCCTCGACCCACCTATGTCCATAAGGGTTCTTTTTGGATCCTTTCGTAGCTTCCGGCCCAGTACACAGAAACATGTGCTCTTCGCTTACGATCACTGCGGTCTTATCGGTAACGATCCGCACGCGCGGAAGGTCTCTCCGGCCTGCCCTCACGACTGAAGCCTGCCGCCATTTTCTACGCTGACCGCGACCTTCTAGGCGCTCTTCGTCAAACGCGACGAGACTATCTCCCTCACGTAGCTCATCGGCTTTGACCCAGCGCAGGTCTCCGCGTAACACGCGGGTTTCCGGAGCAATGCAATAATCTCCAGTCAAATCCTCGTAGGTGACACCGAGGCCGGTGGCGATCATACGGAGGGTCACCTGCGCGAAGTCTCCGTAGTCGCTGACTCGCGGCGGCTGAACCACCTCGACGTCCCAGCCGGGGGGTGCGGTGATGGTCGTCCCGGGACCGATACGCTCGAGGTCTGGACCTCTGCTCCCATCGCCGTTGTCTGCTCCGTCCTCGACCTCGCCGATGCCGATCGACGCGCCCGTCGGATCGTGGTAGACGAGAGCGAGGCACGCTGCGACCTTGTGCTTGTAGAGCTGGGCATCGGCGAGCTCGTCGAAATCCTTCAGCGCCGTAATCACTGGGGCGAACCAGCTCACTCCGCGCACCTGCCCGGGGCGCCCCTGCCGAAATATGTGGATCACGTTCTCCGCAGGGACACGCTGAGATGCGCCGGAGAAGAACTCGCCAGAGCCGGGATGCTCCGGAAAGAGCCAGTAGGCTACGCACCGTCCGATCGCGTTGAACTCTTTCCCGTGGATGATGCGGCCTCCGTTGGGCAGCCTGAGCCCGGTCTTCGACGTATCGAGATAGTCCGCCTCGATGACCTGAAGCTGTATGGGAATCGGCAAGCCGTCCTCGGGGCGGCGCAACCGGCGGCGCACCAGCACCTCTCCTGCCGTCACGACACACTTCATCGCCAGCTTCTGTAGGCCGTAGATATCGTTCCGGCCGTCCGCGTCGCAGGCCGGCGTCTCCGCCCATTCTTTCCACGTCGCCATCGCCCGCTTGTCGTCGCTGCTCGGGACGATGCCCCACCCGACCGTGTGGTCGGCGATCACGCTGGTTGCACTTTCTGCGTAGGGGTTGTTGCGGACGAGATCCCGGGCGTGGTCGCGCAATCGGCTGAGCGCGCCGCCCGCGGCTGCGTTCGCATCGCTGCTCGAGCGCCTCCATCCCGACGTTCTCCGGCCTGTCGACGCCGCCTCGTAGTGCCTGGCAAGGAGGTCGGCCGCCATCCTGGAGCGTATCCGTGCGAGCGCCCACCGAGGAGAGATCGACTGGGCGACTCGGTCGAGCCATCCCAAGCTGGCCATCTCAGAAGCCCTTGGACGTCACCGCAAACCGCACGTGCTTTGGAGGAGATGAGGCTGCCCCGATCTCAGCCGCGATCCGAGCTCGGAACTCGAGCACGTCCTTGAGCGACTCGAAGCTGGCTGAGTCACCGTCCGCGGAAGTGATTCCGGTCAAGGTTCCCCGGGTCTTCAGCTCCTCGTCCAGAGCGTCGAGGTCAGCCTGTGTCCATGACATGTACCGTCATTGTACACCCGGGTCAACCCCGGTCAAACCAATCATTCCGCTGGGGGCCGAGCCACGACGACTGGTTGCGGGGTTTGGGCTTGGGTGGCGCTTGATGGGTTGACGACGCCGGCCTCGAGAGCTGCCGGGCCAAGAGGCGCAGATTCGGGTGCGCGAGCCGGAGCGCCGCGAGTGCGTACACGAACAGGTCGAGCCCCTCGTTGCGGGCCCGCGTCTGCTCCCAGCGCTGCACCGGGATCCCTTTCGTAAACTTCGTCACCAGCCTCTCGCTCGTGATCTGCTTCGCGAGCTCGTCGTCGAACCAGTCCGTGTCGGGCACGTGGATATAGCCCTCGCCTTGCTCGTCGTTCTTCAGCCGCCCCATCAAGATCGCCTTCGCCGCGTCGACGCCGACCGTGTAGAGCATGCAGCGGCGTGACGAGCGTCCGTATTTTCTTGGCGACGGCGCCGAGACGATCGGGCGGTTGCCGTCTCGCCCGATGACCGCGAACACCCTGCGGGCCGCATGGAGTGCCGCGAAGTCGTAGACGCGGTCCGTCCGGTGGCCCGCGGAGTCGATGCACGTCGCCGATACCGACAGACTGTGTCCGCTCGGATGGAGGTAGGTGGCGTCGAGGAGTTTGGCGAGCTCGCTCCACGGCGTCGCCTCGCCCGCGCCCTTCACCGGCTTTCCCGTGTCGCCAGCGAGGATGTGGTGGTCGAGCAGCCACGACTCCTCGCCGGCGCCCCATCCCACGTCGAGCACCTCGAGGCGGTTATCCTGAGTGTCGACCCCCCTCGTAACGCAGACGACGCCCTCGGGAACGTCCGCGTCCCCGTAGCTCTCGCGCCGCGATAGAAGCACGTGAGACTCGACGCCCTCTCCGATCTCTGGCTCGATGGCCTCGCCAAGCGTGGTGTTCTGCCACGTGTGCATCAGGCTCTTGTCGCCGGTCTTCTGGGCGTCGCGTGCCGCGAGGAACCCGCTGACGATGCTCGCGAGCGATGACAGCGGAGAGTAAGCCTCCCACAGGTGGAACGATGCGATCTCTGACTCTCGTCGGCCCTGGTTCTCCGCTCTCCATTCGCCCTGATTCAGGATCGCTACGCGCTCGTCATCATCGATCCCGTAGTCGCACTCGGGACAATGGAGCCTCGCCGTGCTGGCGTCTCGATCCGTCCAGCGGATGTTCGCCCATCGCATCGGCGCCATATAGCCGCACGCTGGGCAAGGCACGTAATACCTGCGCTGATCGCCCCGGTGGTAGTACGAGTCGATGGGGGCGCCCTTCAGCGTCGGCGAGCTCAGTAGCATGATGCGGCGACGCCCTCGGTACGCCGCCGTCCGCTTCATCGCGATCTGGATCGTCGCGCCTTCTCCGGGCAGCTCTGGCGGATACCGATCGATCTCATCGAGCACGAGGAGCCTGACCGTTCGCGCCGCAAGGGAGGCCGCCGAGTTCGCTCCACCGATCGCGAGAGACCCGCCCTTGAACGTCTTCGCCAGAAGCGTGTTCGAAGAATCCTTGGCGCGCTTCTTCGACACGGCCTCCGTGAGCACCGGCGACGCGGCGATCATCGGCTCGAGCCTGTTCTTGCTGAAGTCCTTGGCCATCGGGTCGACTGTCGGCTCGACGACGAGAATCGAACACGGGTCGTGGACGATGTGATACGCGACCATGACCGCGGCTGCCGACGTCTTGCCGACCTGACTCGAGGCCTGGAGCACCACGATCTCGATCCCAGGCTCGAAAAAGGCATCGAGGATCCCTGCCTGGTACGGCATGAAGGAAGTCTGCCACCTTCCCGGAGCCTGCGGGCCCGACGTTACGATCAGGTGCTCGTCGGCGAACTCCGATACCTTCAGCCTGGGCGGAGGGAGCCACCGCGAACGGAGCTTACGCTCGAGCTCCTCCGCAGATGCATACTGGACTTCGGTCACTTGCGCGTGCTCTTCTTCTTGGCCGCCTTCTTCGCGCTCTTCTTCTTGCGCGCCTTCTTCTTCGGTGGCTTCGGCTCCGGCTCCGCCAGGTCGCGGAGCAGTTCCTCCACGGCATGCTGAAGCACACGCTCCACTCCCACCCTGCCGTGGAGCGCGGCTTCTCGGTGCAGCGCCGGGGCGATCGTCATTGGCCACGACAGGATCTTGGAGCGCACTCCGGCGATCTCCGCGGCGCGTGATTTCTCGACGTCGTCACGCCGGAGAAGGTTCCCTGCCCGTTCCTCGAGCGTTTGCTCCGCGAGCATCGCTTGCGCGAGGTCTTTCCGAGCTCGCTGCTGCAACGGATTGAGCCCACCGGTGCCGTTGCGCGCCGCCTCCTCGCGCGCCTCGAGCCAGGCGCGCACATCCGCCTCCGAGTAGAGCGACGGCTTGCCCTTGCGGCCAGGCTCTCGCACAGGCATCCCCGTCTGTTCCCATTTCGTGACGGTCATCATGTGCACGCCGAGAATGCCTGCGATCTCGCGACGTGTTACCAGTGCGCTTGTCATCCGATGAGCCTCAACTGAGACCCGCACTTCTTCGCGCCTTTGCGCATGTTGCAACCGAGATGGGCCAGTTGGATATTTCTAGCGTCGTCCCATGGTCTCTCGCTGATCGGTATGATGTGGTCAAGCGACGGAGAGAGCGGGTGAGGCCATTTGTGGCGCTTGCGGGTGACCCTCTTACGGCAGAGCTGGCAAACGCCTTTGTCGCGGTCGAAGATCTCCCCTAGGGTTGGCGGTCGGATGCCGGGGCCGCCTCTAATTCGCGCTTGGCGTCGGTTTTTCTTCGCTACGTTGTTGCAGTGGTCACAGCAGAATTTTTGCCTAAGCGTCGTCGCCTGAAAGTGGGTGTTGCACCACGCGCAGATCTTAGAGAGCGCCTTGGCGCGAACGCGCCTCTCCTCGCGCGCCCTGCTTTCACGTTCGCGCTCTCTACTTTCGCGCTCCTCTTCCGAAAGGCGGCGACCGGCCATCGCGCACGGAAGGGAGCAGAACTTCCTAGCGTGGCAGCCGCTGGTGGCGGCGTACGGCCAGAAATCGCGCCCGCACGTTGGACAGGGGATGAGCACGCGCTCATGTGCGCACTTTCGGCACTTCTTCGCCCCGGCTTTCCGAGGACGGCCACACGAAGTGCAAGGCCCGACCTGAGTCGAGCCGACGGCGGCCAGGCCAGCAATGCTCGTGTCTCTGCCGCAGCCTTTGCGGCAACGCTTCTGTTCTCCATTCGGTGCATCGAAGTATTCCCCGCAGCCAATACAGGTGCGCACGAGTGCTCGGATTCGCGCGCGGTTTCGTTCCGTAGCCCTCTTTGCTGCCGCCCTCCCGCACGCCTTTATGCAACACCGCCGAGAGCAGTATTTCCGCCGCCTCCCGGCGAATTCGGAACCACACAATAAGCACGCTTGGCTGCTAGCGGGGCGCGGTCGGCGGGACGCTCTGCACTGCTGCGAACAGTATTTTCGCGGTCTACCCACAGCAAAACCTGGGGCTCTCGCCTCGAAATCGCCGCCGCACGTGGCGCATCGTCGCGTCATGAATTATCCGTTACCCCCATGGGATCCAATTTTCTGGTGCCACATCTTGCCACGTTCACCCGCCGCCGCAGATCTTTCCGGAAGAACCTGTTCCCCCACCCCCATGCGCGCCGCCCCGTGAGACTTGCCATGCCGAGCCCTGCCACGCCCTGCCGTGCCGCGCCTTGCCTGCCATGCCTCGCCATGCCTCGCCCGGCCAGGCCATGCCACACCTCGCCTGCCCTGCCTTGTCCGGCCCTGCCCCGCCCTGCCCTGCCTAGCCGCGCCGTGCCCAGCCCCGCCTGTGAGTTCCTCACGCCGCTGCTGTCTTCAGGTAGCGGCCCAGCACCTGGCTCAGCTCCTCGAGCGCTTGCATCGTTGGCTCGTCCGCCCTGTTGACGAGGTCGTTCTCCATCGCCATGACGAGCTGCGTGCAGAGCAAGGCGAAGCTCGTGCCCGGCATCGACTCGTGCGCCTCAGCCTGCTCCTTCGTCATCCGCCTGCCGGCGAAATGCAGCACGGGACGCTTGAGCGCCAACACCGACGGGGTGGTATGGGGAACGGCCTGCTCTGCGCTCGCGGCAACGGTCGCGACTCGGACGCGGAGCTTCTCGACTTGCCTCTCGGGCACATGGAGCACCACGGCGATCATCGCCTTGTCCGCGCCCACCGCCTCCGCCATGCGGATCGCCCTCACCTGGTCCATCCTGTCCAGGCGTCTCCCGTGGTGAGAGTTGAGCCGGATGGCGTCGAGGATGATCTCGAGCTCGGACTTGTACTCGCAGAGCTCGACCTCCACTTCGGCTTCGGGTCCAAATACCCTCAGCATGGCGCGCAATCGGTGGAAGCCGTCAACGATGCGCTTGGACTTCTTGTCCGCGCGAACGGGCGGCATTCGCTCGCCTGCCTCGAGGGCGAGGGCGATCTGTGCCACGTGCTGCGAATCGACTGCGTGCCGTGGGTAGAGGGCCATATCTTCGACCAGATCTGCGATCTTCATCATCACTGTCTTCATCGTCTGCTCCTTGTTCTCGTAAACGTTTTCCTCTCGTCTCCGGATTACCTGCCTTGCCTGCCGAGCCTGCCCTGCCTTGCCGCGCCGAGACCGGCCGAGCCATGCCCTGCCCCGCCCGCCTGGCCATGCCCGGCCAAGCCGAGCGTTCAGCTTTCGACCGCGAACAGTCCCCAACCCATTCCCGCCGATCTCTTGCTATCGGGACGACCCTCGCCGATCCCGACTTGCAATCCAACGCGGGAAAGCAAATTGCTGACGTCCGTGATCGTGAACTGATCTTGATCGAACCGGATTCGCACCTTCGCCGACCACCCATGGTAGGCGGCGCGAACCGTCACGTACGGCTGCCCTGTTTCCACGCGAGCCATGTCCTCCTGCTTCACCGGCTCTCCGTAGATCCGGATGAGCGGGACTTGGGGCTCGAGAGAATCCCAGCCATCCGGCTCGACGAACACGGACAGCTTTGCCAGGGTCATCTTGTACCCGACGAGGCGGCAGGCTGAGATAAGAGCGAGGCGGATCGCGCCAGCGTGGAACCCGTCCCACCCTTCCTTGCTCTTGTACCTGGCTTCGTTGAAGAGATCGTCGGTGGCTCTCGCCTCTCTGTTCTTTCGGCTACCGGAAGCTTTCCCGGTCTCCATCTTCTGCTTCATCTGCTCCTTGGTCTTCTGCGAGAACCGGTGGATCACCAGCGGCGCCAGCCCTTTGATCTCGAACTCCGCAACGCCGAAGTTAGGAGCTTTCACCAACACGACTTCCTGCTTTTCGTCTTTCTTGGCCATCAGAATGGCCTCCTTTCGGTTTACGTGAAGATCCTGGTGTGGACTCTTCAGGCGCGAGCTCCCACCGCGCGACGGGCGCCGGGACGTTGTTCGCCGCGAGTCGCCGAGCGATCTCCTCGGTGGTGGGCGTCATCCCGTAGACGGAGTCGGGCGAGTAGAACTGGGTCGCCGTCGCGCCGTCTGGGCCCGGGATGTCGATCCGGAGAAAGCCCTTGCCGGCGATCTCCTGCTCGGTCACCCAGCCGGCAAGCCGGCGGTGTCCCATCAGCTCCAGAATGGTCCACTGTGCGTATGTTTCGCTCACGTTCGTTTTTCTCCTCTCAAGGCTCATATCCCGATGTGCTCCCCCGCCTTGAGCCTTTCCTCGACATCGTCGCGTATCTGGTCGGCAAACGTCTTCTTCCGCTGCCAGCCCGCCTCTTTCCGCGCGCACTCGTCGCGGAGGGCCTCGCAGTCGTTCAGCGTGAAGCTCGCCAGCTCCTTGACCCCTCCGTCCGCGCACGTCCAGACGATACGGAGCGCGTCGTAGCGAGCCGAGGGGTTTCGCCCGTCCGCCGTGAACGAGCTGGGCACGGTGCCACGTGCGGACACCTTGTGCCCGTTCGCCATGTCGGACCGCTCTCCGTGCATGGCATCGGCGGCCATCTTGAGGAGGCCGCAGCGGGCCGCCCTTCTCAGGTCGATGGTGCTCAGGCGCTCCAAGTCCTCCGGCACCAATGCATCCACCAGGGAGCACTCGCGCTCTTTCGCGCGGTCGACCAGGTCGGCAATTACGAGCTGCAGTGTGTCTATGGGTACGTTCATCACGATTCCTTTCTCGCTCTCATGGCTGTCATCCGCTCACCCAACTTTTTTCCGCGTGGACGCTGTCACGGAGCGCCCGTCCTTCTGCCGTACTCAGCCAGGAGCAGCGCCTCGCAGAAGTTGTGGTCTGGTTTTTTCGAGCGCTCGCTCCTCCGTAGGCTCACCGCAGGAAACAACCTCTGAGCGGCGAGAATGGAGCGTTGCTTCGTGTCCGCGCCTGGCGTGCCGGCGTGCATCGCCTTCATCCACGTCACTGGAGCGACGAGCTGATATGGGACGCCGAGCGCGGCGAGCATCCACTCCCACCCGCGCATCACGCCGCGTTGGTAATTCGCGATGGAGCCCGCTTTCACGCCAGGCGGGATCGGTTGCGACTTCTCTACGGTGACGAGCGTCGGGGTCGCTTCGACTCCACGCCACTCCGCTAACAGCACGACGATCTCCGCAAGGTCGTACTCGTCGCGGCCGCGCTTCTTCCCTCGCACGACGGCGGCGGTGAGAAGCGGTATAGGGACGATCTCGATGTCGCCGTCGTACGAGATGCGGCAGAGCGCCCCTTGCTTTCCTGGGTCGATCCCGATTGAGATCACGTCTTCCTCCCTCGATGGTAGACACCGCCATTCAGGAAGCGCTCGATATCGCCAGCGAGATTCATCCGCGAGAATAAGCCTGGGCCACCGCCCTCTTCGTCCGTGTACTTCGGGAACTGCGGCCAGTCCGGCTCGACTCGCAGCGTCCCGTCTGCGCACGATTCCACGCGGTAAGGACCGCTCTCGCGGATGAGACGGCTTCGACGGCTGCTCACCCGAACAGCTCCTCCTCTGCGGAGCGCAGAAGAGCCACGGTGCGCTCTAGATCGGCGCGTAGTGCCCGGATCTTTTCCTTGGCGTCCATGCCTTTCTCTATCGCGCACACAGCTGCGGTCCGCTCTCGCACCTTGTCCTCTCGATCCCATGGTGAGAGTTGCAGCGCGCCGAGCAGGTGCGTGTATTTCGTCTGGTAGTCCGCGCGCTCCCTAGTGGTCGCCGCGAGCTGCCCTTCCATTTCCTCTCGCACCTCGCGCAAAATCTCCAGCCGCAGCCTGGCTCCACATCGTCGAATTTCAGCGCCAGCCGCACGGAATATCGCCGCTGCGAGGGTGAGTGGTATCGCCTTGTCGTGCTCGC